TGGTGGAATTGCTAAACAAGTATTTAATATTCCTGAATTATCGTTAAAATCATTATTTAATGACAATAATCGTAATCAAGCTCAGGAGTTATCTTTAGATATTACTGCTAAATTGAATTATTATCGTAGTTTAATATATCCAAAAACAAAAGAAGGAAAATTAACCGATACTCCCCCATTAGTTAGACTTAGAGTAGGAAGTTCCTTTGGAAATAGAACTAAAGGATCTAAGTTTGTAGTTGATAAAGTGGATATTAGAATTACAAAACAATTGGCGGACTTAACTCCATGTGAGGCTACAGTATCATTTACTTTAACTGAGTTTCCTGGAAAAATGGTCTCCTTTAATGATGTTAATAAGGATATATAATGGCTAATTTTAGAAGTGGATCTCGTTATACAAATGGAACCTTTACTACAGATTCTGAAAATAAAGAATTTCTATTATTGAGAAGTAAATTAGAAATTTCTGAATCTGAAGACGATATATTTTTAACTATAGAGGGTCGATTTATAAAACGTATAGATTTAATTTCTCAAGAAGTATATAATAGACCTGATCTTGGATGGGCTATATTAGACATTAATAACTTACAAGAACCATTATTTGATTTATATATTGGCCAAGTACTTAGAATTCCTCCACTATATAAAGTATTACAAGCAATTGAAAAGCTAAATGTTGTTGAATAAGCATGGCACTAATTAATTTAGAACAATTAAAATGCCCGTATTTTGACGTAAGAGTAGGTCCTCCAGGACTTCCTACTGAAAAACTTATTCCTTTACCAGATTCCTTAAGAAGTATCCTGGTAAGTTTCGAGTATTCTGAAATGATTGATGGAGGAAGAGGATCTGCAGCTCGTATTAGGTTAACCTTTTATGATAATATTCATAAATCTACTGCTGTACTAGATCAAAAGTTTTCTACAATAGGTGATGCTACTCAAATTACATATGTGACTCCAGAAGAAATAGCTTTAGGAAAATCTCTCTATAATAAGATGAGAGAACAAGAATCTAAATTAGGAAAAATACTTGTTCCTTCTAATGCTACTCCACAGCAAATTGAAGTCAATGAGAAAAAACGTCAAGCTACAGAAAAAACTTTACAGGAATTACAAGAACAACTTTCTAAGACATCTGCAGATTTTGTTTTTCAAGAACGAAATATAGTTGAAGTTACTTGGGGATATAAAGACGCATTAGGACAACATCCAGATTTACAACCAAGAACGGTAAGAGGAGAAATTTTACAGATTAATTATAAAGCTTCCGCAGGAGATATACCTCTTACTGAGATATTAGCAGTTGACATTGGTTCGGGGGAGATGTCCAAAATCTATCGTAAAGAAGGTGTTAATTTTAGTAATAAGTTAGTTAAGGAAAAAATCAAAATTGGAGAACCTTTAGGAATAACAATTAAAACTCCAGCCGGGGAAGTAATTACTCGCTCTGATGATGCTCCAGCTAGAATAGATGATATATTTAGAGCCGTAGCAGATAGTTACTTAAAAAATACTATTGCTCATGTAGATCTTACTGATGAGGAAAAGTACTTAGATATTCAGGATAATACCAGTTCACGTAATTGGACTCAAGGAACTAACCTTCACGACTTCCTTATGGAATTAGCTGAAAAAATATATGCTAATTATTACGTGACAGTAGAATATAGAAATGGAACATTAAAAACTATTTTAAACTTAATATCCAGAAGAAAGTTTGAGGCTTCGAGTGCCATGCATTTCTTGTGGAAATCAGGTTTAGGTAGTGAAGAAACTACGTCTGCTGATTCAGGAGAAGCCACTATATTTAATACAATTAAAGATTTTGAATTGGCATTATATCCCTCTGGTGGATCTGGAGCTAGTTCTTCAGGAATTTCTTCTTTAAGTAAAGAAAGTGTTGGGTCCTCTGCAAATAGAGATGAAAAATATAGTTATCTATTAACAGAACAATCCGAGTTAGATTTTAATAAGGGTCAGGCTCAAAAACTTAATGATAGAGATCCAGAGAATGCTATATTAAATGATTCCCAGGGAATGTCTACATATTCCCCTTCTTCTAGTGATTCTCAACATGAGAGTATTGCTAATAAAATGGCTGGAAGAATGGAAAGAGGCTTGCGTTTAAGTTTCACTAGCATAGGGATACCTAAATTTAAACCTGGAGTAATTAAAGTTTCTAATATAGGAACCAGATATAGTGGATTATATTCAATTCTATCTGTAACTCATAGAATTAGTATTGGTGAAGGCTACATTTGTACAGCAATGGGGGAGACAAATGTAGTTAAAGGTGGTGGAGTTAGTGCAAAGAGTGCTCCAGTCAGAAATGATTTGGATAGATCTGTGAAATTCAATTTGTTAGGTGACACACCTCTAGATTTTGAAAAAGGCATAGATGTCATTAAGAAAGCCCTAGGACAATAATATGTCGGTAAAATATATTGATTATAGTGGAGAAACTAGATACTTAGCTCCCTCTAAAGCAATTGTAATCGACAATAAAGATCCTGATCAAAAAGGACGTATTCGAGTATATAGCCCAGTATATGGCGAAAGTCCTTGGATTCATTATATAACTATTGATGATGGTTTCTTTTCTCCTCCAGATTTAGGCACAGTAGTTTATGTGGAAGCAGACGGTGGAGATCCTGATTTTATTATTGCTCGTGGCGTAATTAATGATGGATTAATTATTAACTCCGATACTCCTATAGAATTTAGACGAGCCGTACCAACAAATAGAGGTTGGGTAAGCCCTGGAATATTAGATGTTACGGGAAAATGTATAACTCCAAATTCTGGGCATCGTATTGAATTAGATGATGGGATCGCCCTAGATAATAATGGAAACATTACTCATACTACAGAATCTAAAGGAGTACGACTTACTACCTCTGGTGGACATTACTTAAAATTGTGGGAAGAAGCATCGGAAGGTAGTCAAAAAAATAGAGCTGAATTAGGCACAGTTGATGGTCAAAGTATACAATTAATTGATGATATTGATTCCTTAAAGCAGCAAGTTATAATTAAAGATAAAGAAGATCGAACTATAGAGATTATAAAAGAAACGGATAGAATAAGATTACGTAATAGAACTGGTACTATATATATTGATATAGATTTTACCAATGATACTATTACTTTAGACGCAGAGCATGTTAAACTTGGGACAAACGCAGCTCAATCTATAGTTCGTGGAGATGCATTTAAAACATTATTTGAATCACATACGCATCCATATACAAAGCCCTTGCATCCAGATGGATCCGATAATACTGGATCTCCAAATCAGACGCTAACAAGTGGTATAGAATTATCTGATAAACATAAGGTTGAATAACTATGTCCAAACCACATTTAGGAAAAGGATTACAATTCCCCATTAATGGTAAGTTTGAATCTTCTGAAGGAGTAGATAAGGTCCTGGAAGATCTACAAGCATTGTTACTAACCAACTTTGGTGAGCGAGTAATGCGATACAACTACGGTTGTAATTTACCTTCCAGAATTTGGGAAAATTTAGATGAAGTAGCAGAAGTAGGGATTTCAGATATTAGTGAGGCTATAGCCAATTTTGAACCACGCATATCTTTAATTGAGGTAATTCCTACGATTGATCGGACTATAGGGGCAGTTTATTTTAATATTCGTTTTATAATACTTGATACAAATACTGAAGTTAATTTAGTATTTCCATTTAAACCATCTTCTCAATTGAGTATAAGGAGCTAACTAATGGCAACTAATCGCTCCATAGATTACATTGCAAAAGACTTTGATTCTGTAGTAGACGCCCTGATTACCTATGCTACAGTTAACTTTGGTCCAGATACGGCTGCAAACCGTCAATGGACAGATTTTAACGTAGATGATTTTAGTCGAACATGGCTAGAATTAGTAGCATATGTAGCAGATCTAATTTTCTACTATTTAGATGTACAAGCTACACAGAGTAATTTGCAAACAGCTACTATTAGATCAGCAGTATTAAATATTGCAAAACAATTTGGATATGTGGTTCCAACTGCAACTTCCTCGTCGGGATTAGCGAAATTTACATTAACTACTGGTGAAACAATCCCGATAGGATTTAGACTAGCAGCTACTAATGGAGCACCATTCTTTGTAGCTTCCGCAGTACCTGCTGCTGGATCTACCACTTTACAGCCTATTCTTCAAGTAGTTCAGGGAGAGCAAAAGACTGATACTTTTAGGGCGTTAGGTGTACAGAATGAAGAAATTGTTCTCAATTTTTCTCCATTAGTTAAAGATTTAGATAATGCAATTATATCTATTAGGAGTCCTCAAGTAAATGTTAATTGGAATCCTTATACCTTAGTAGAAACATTTATAAATAGCCTTCCCTCTGATAAGCATTATAGAGTTAGTATTAATACAGATGGCAGAGCTATATTACGTTTTGGAGATGGTATATTTGGACAAAAATTAAATCCTAATGATTCCATTATAGTTAATTATCGTATTGGTGGTGGAACTATAGGGAATATATCGGCAGATACTCTTACAGTATTAGTAGATTCTGCAACATTTATTCAGTCTGTTACCAACCCTCTGTCATTTAGTGGTGGTTCCGATGAACCTACTACAGATAAATTAAGAGAGTTAATTCCAGCTAGTCTTAGAACTTTGGAAAGAGCAGTGGCCGTAGATGATTACGCAGATATAGTATTGGCTAATTTTTCAAATGTTGATAAGGCCGCAGCCGAGGAAAATACAGAGGATCCAGGGATTGATGTAAATTTATACATCGTTCCCTCTGGAAATACGATCACTCCAATTACTCAGAATGCTCCCTTATTAAATAGTATAGGATCTTTCATAGATAAACGAAAAACTGTTACTACCGTTGTTAGCATTAATGACGCCTACGGAGTAGATGTAAAGTTTAAAATTAAAGCTTATTTAGTGTCGGGTGTTTCCAGATCTGCTATTACCGAAACTATTGTATCTACACTACAAACATTCCTAGATTTACAAGAAGGCGATATAGATGGTTCTGGTACTAAATTTGGTCAGAAGATTCTTATTAATGATTTATATCAACTTCTGGATACTATTGAAGGACTAGAAAGGTTTGAAATAGAAGAGTTTAATTATGTACCTAGGACTATAGAAGATTTTGCTACGGGAGCAAATTATTTATTAGGAGAAGTAGAAATATTCCCTGGGGCCGAGGAATCCGAATGGTTAGTGGTTCCGGAAGAATGTGCAACTAGTCCCAGCTATATTCCTTGTAGAGTATATAAAAAGATCTCTGGAATAGTCTCTAATTTAAGTGCAGATAGTTTGTCTGATGATACCTTGAATTTCTCTGTAGTCGAAAGTACAACCTCTGCAATAGATATTTCAAGTGGTAATATCATATTTGATTCTACTAAAACGTTCCTTCCCGATGAATTTGTAGGTGGAAATAGTAGTATTACTTTGAGTAATAAGAGCGTTAATACTTTTGATTTCGCTGGTTCTACATTTACTCCTCGCAAAGGAGATAGAATACAACAGGGAAATAATTTTGCATTTGTAAAACAGATATTAGATGCAAACACTTTTACACTATCTACAGGATTACCTAGTGATATCAATAATGGGGCGGCTACAATTGTTAGAGATCAATATCTATTTATAGATGCGGCTAATAATATATGGACAATATCTGATAATGATTCTCATTCAGTACAATTATCAGTATTTGCGATTAATAATACTGTAATTTCACAGGTTGCAGAAGGTGATTATAAGATAGTAAAGAGTTATATAGGGTCTACTATAGTTTTTAGAAACTTAATATTTGATGGAATTGATTATAATACACACAATACCATTACAAGAATTAGTTCTTCCTTCAACTTAGTAGGTACTATTGGAGATGAATTCCATATATCTAGAATGCAGGATAGAAAAGGAAACTTTGGAGTACCAGTTACAGTAGATAGTTTTTCTTCTAGTACTCCCACAGTAGGTAAAGGAAGAGTTCACTTTGCAGATGATCCGGATCTCTCTCAGGTTACAGTAGGAATTAATAGTGGTTATTGCTTAATAGATTCTGCGAATAATATATTTGAGATTATAGCGGTAGATAATTATTCCAAAACGGTAGATATTAGACATCAGGCCGGTACTACAGTTAATCCAGTAGTTTCTGGAGGTAGTCCAGGTTCAGTTTGTGAGAGATATTATAGTGATGATAATGAAATTAGTTTTGTCAATGGTATAGCTAATTTAGTTACGGGAATTGGATTTACGGCGGTAGGAAGTATCACTACAATTCTTGCAGCTAATATTACAGACGGTGAAGTTTTTGTACTAAATGATGGGATTAACCCTGCAGTTACTTTTGAATTTGATAAGGGAGGCGGAGTAGCGGGAGGAAATGTAGCAGTCGATATCACCACAGCCGTAACAGAAGATGATGTAAGAGATGCTATTATTTCTGCTATTGGCGGAGCAAGTTCATTAGCAATTTCTGCTACTAGTGGCGGAACAGCATTAGTATTGTTACAAAATGATTCATTAGGAAGTTTAGGAAATCAGGCGATTATTGAAGGTATTGCGGATCCTGGATTTATTACACGAGGAATGTCTGGAGGATTAGATACTGGAAGTGCTCCTACACCTAGAATTCCAGGAACAGGTTCATATGCTAATGAATTAGGAATAGATACAAATGGTAATGTGGTAGATAGATTTAAATTTAAAATATCCGGCTATGCTGATGATATAACAAATCTTAGAAAAAATGAAATTCCACAATTTAATAGTGGTAGGCTTATATTAGATTTAAGGGGCGGTATTTCATAAGATTAGGAGATAAGAATGTCGAACTTAACAATTTCTAGACCCCCACAATTTTTAGATCCATGGTTTGTTGAAATAGAACAAGTTTGGGATGAGATAGAAACTTCAGTAAATGATAATGATTCCCGAATTAGTACTTTAGAGACAGCCATTATATCTGATGTTGTTACTTCTATATCAAAATCAGGCGATCCTCAATTGACAGGTGACGTTACTCTTAGTCCTGGTGGAACTATTATACTTACTCAGGTAGGTAATAATATTACTATATCAGGTGGTGGAGTAACAGATCACGGTGCATTGACAGGATTAGCAGATGATGATCATCTTCTTTATATAAAGCATGATGGTACGAGAGCCTTTACTGGAAATCAATCATTTGGTAATTTTCAAGCTCTAAATTTTAGAGTTCAGAATTTAATGATTATTCCGGCGGCGGGCAATCAAGGAAGATTAATATTCGATGTCCCATCATTATCTTTAAAAGTAGATAATGGTACTAGCTTTGTGGATGTTGGGATTACTGATCATGGACTCTTAACTGGATTAGGTGATGATGATCATTTAATATATCTTTTGGCCAATGGGCTAAGACCCGTAACAGGAGACTTTACTGTTAATGGTAAATATTTAAATGAAGATCTAGAACCAATGATCTTAGAATCGCAAGAAGCAGATGGGGGATCTGCCATTGCATTTATATTAGATACGGCCTATGCGTTAAATACTGCTGGAGCAAAACTCTTATCCTTACGAAATAATGGAGTAGAGAAGTTATTTATTGATAAAGATGGTAATTTGATAATTACTGTATTGGCTTCTCCTACTTCCGCACACGTATTAATAGACACAGATAATAATAGTACTTCTGAAACATTCACGGTAGAAACAAATACTCCTACTCCAGGTGGCGGTACAATTCTTCTAAAAATAGAGGAAGACGGTACAATTACTACTATTGGAGATATGATTATTGCCTCCTCTGCTAAGATTAAAAGTGCAGGAGATTTACAATTCCAGGTAGACTTTGATAACGATGGATCTAATAAATTCTCCTGGCTTGATGGATTAGCAGCAGAAGTAATGAGTTTGACTGAAGATGGTGATTTAGATCTTCTCAGACATGCAAACATTGGAGGAGATCTTACAATAGATGGATTGTTAATTGGAGGAGCGTCTCCATTTACTATTCAGTCTAGAGAAACCAATGGAGCAACTACTGCGTTTATATTTGACACTATAGACTCATTTACCGATCCTGCAGCAAAGTTAGCAGAGATTAAAAATCAAGGATCTACCAAATTTACTTTAAGTAAAGATGGGGATGTCAGTTCAGTTAGACATATAGCTGCTTCTGGAATAACAAGCAGTGAAGTATTTAAAAGTATTAAAGTACCAGTTTATGATGCAACCTTATGGGGAGCAGCAGACGACAATGGTGTTACAGATAACTCTGGTCCATTAAGTGATATAATTGATGATATACTTTCATCTAATAATTATCAAGCTATCATCTATTTCCCGGCTGGAACAGGACCTGCTAATTATTATCATTTCTTGACAACAGTTACTAAAGATCTTGCTAATTATCAGATCTTGATTACAGGTTCCCCGGTTGGTAAGGGCAACGTTCAGAATCTAGTTACTACCTTTAGATTAGATATGCCTACAGGAAATGGATTTGAATTTAGTAATGGTACGGTTAGTTTGGATTCTATAGTATTTGTTGGTGGAGGAAATCCTCCTAATCAAGTTACAGCAATTCAACTAACTAACTGCGGTGGTGGATTTATCCACAATTGTTTGTTCTCCATGAACTTTATAAATACATTGGTAATGACTAGTTGTAATCACTGGCACTTTGATTTAAATACATTTGGCGCAGGTCCAGACACTACTGGTAAACTATTAGATTTACAGCAATGTAATTGGATCCAAATTGATAATACTTATATGAGTGGTTATCAGCCTTCTCCAGGAGGAGACATAGGATTTAACTTAGGATTTCTCTGTGCAAATATCTCAATTGATGGTTTGTACGCCTATAACTTACCAGGTGGAGCAATAAAAATTGCTGATTTATCCAGAGTTGTAAATTGTCAGAATTTATATCTATTTGCAACTGTTGGAAGATTAGGAAAAGGAATAATAATTGATACCGCATCAGATGTAGTAATAGACAATATATTTACTAATATATTAGATACTTATGATATTGAGTTATATAACAGACCTTTAAATGTAAGTATTAGAAATTATAGAACAGAAAAATCTGGATATACTGGTATTAATGATCTTACTGGAATTACTATATTAGGGAATAGTACAGATCAGCCAACAAAATTACCATATGTAAAAGGATTTGTTAATAGAGATGAAGACTTAATTTGTGGTATTGGTGGAACAAAAGCGATTGGTAAGTTAGTATTTACTGGAGCTTCCTTAGCCACTGAAACCCTTACTCTTAATGGAGTTCTACATACATATGTTAGTGGTATTACCTCGAATCCTAATGAAATTCGAGAGGGTTCTACAATAGCATTAGCAGCTACTAGGACTGCTACATACTTCAATAGGAACTCATCTGAACGAGATGTAATATGGGCATGGTCAGATGGAATAGATACAGTATATTTCTATGCGAAAGATCCTGGAATAGCAGCGAATGCGTATACTTTTAGTGAAACATTAACAAACGCAGCAATCCCTGCTGATACTGGATTTATGAATAATCATCAAGTTGGAGTTGATCCAATTGATACATTTACAGTTGATGACGCCACAGGAAATACATATATAAAGGGAGATCTTACTGTTGATGGAGTTATTAATGGACTTCC